AAGTATGGTATCTTGGATCATAGATAAGCGGTGTGACATTGATTTGATTGTATGGAATTAAACTCATGAGTAGCCCCTCACGTCTCCAACGTCTGCATCCAACATGATTCGACCCAACTGGTAATTACCACCAGCCACGTTTGAGACAAACTTTAATCTCATCTCACGTCTTTGCTCTTTGAGGTCAATCTTGCCAGTATTTGCGTTGAATGTATAGGGGCCAGTGGTTTGGTCAGCAATCTGAGCATATGGACGGCCAGTGATATACATATCCATAGTGCCAGAAAGGATGAAGTCAGGCTCAACTCGCTCAACTCTCCACCACTTATTGACTTCACTCATGGGCGCAATTTGAGAAGAATTACCCAAAACATAAGCCAAAGAGCTGGTCTCAAAGAAACTGTTGATTGCGAGTACTTGATCGTTCTTGATGGCGTCTGTTCCAATTTCATGCTGGTACAAAGAAACAAAACTCATGGTGGATTGGACCACCAAAGCGAAGCTTGAACCAGAAGGTATTGCGGCACTCAGAGTATTACCGACAACATACCCAGTACCCCTGTTTTGGATGGTGACAGAAGTAATAGAACCGCCAGACACAACAATAGTGGCAGTTGCTCCAGTTCCAGAACCGCCAGTAAGAGCAATATAAGAGTAAGTTCCATTTGTATATCCTGAACCAGCGTTTCCGATGGTCACAACATTTACACCGCCAACAGCATTTGTACGCCAATCAGCATTGATTGGATAGTGGAAAACCTGTGAGAAGTACCCAGCAGAGCGGTTTGCACCATCGGCAAAACCTGCATCGTACCAAGTGCCTTCTCGCACGTTATAAATGATCGCGTTGTTGCACTCATTGCTACCGTTGGCAGGGTAGAACCACCAAATCTCACCGTAGCGTGGAACCTTTGTGGCATATACCTTTTGACGCTGTGCATAGTTCAGGTTGTCAAAGAAGTAGTTTTGATTCATGTTATTGGGGATCTCTTTGACCACACCGTTATAGAGCATGAATCGGTCAACACCACACCAATAGAAGATGCCGTCGTACTCAATGACAGACTGAGACGACAAAATTGACGATTGAGACGTGATCGTGTCATAGCGCCAGTAGAAAGTCTGGGAGACCTGTGTCGAGCCAGAACCCGTTGTGACGGTTGTTGGGGTGTAGGACACACGAACCACACTATCCAAGCTCCAAAACAGGCCAGAAGGCGCGTTCACACCACCGCGGACGGGTAAGCCTTGGACAATCTTTCCAGTGGCCACGTTGGTCGCATTGGCGGTCGCTGAGACCCAGTCATTGACGTTGTTTGCCCCAGAGTTTTGGATCAGGCCGTTGTTGCCATAAACAAAAACATAAGGGAAGAGCACCACTACACCGCCAGAAACAGCGATGTTGTTGTCAAAAGTGGCTGAAACGCTTGAATTTGTGGCTGTTGCAGGCAGACTCAACGTCAAAGTGGTTCCAACAATCGAAGAAACCGTGGTTCCTGATGCTATACCAGTGCCTGTGATGGTCTGGCCAGCACCAATGATGAATTGATTGGTCAGTGGAGTGACCACGGTGGCCATGGTGCTACCGTTTGTGATGCTGATATTCTGGGTAAAAACGCCTACTTTTGACGCGCTGGACCCAGTGATGTTGCCTGCCAAAACTGGCGAATTGACGGGATTGTTGATATCCGCCAAATTCTGGCCAGGGTGCGCCAACAACAAATTATTTCCCGAACCCGTGGCATCAAAGAAGTTGTCAAACTGCCAGAGGTTATTGGGGGAGGCTGTGAAGTTGGATAGTGCCCAATCCACAATACCAGCTCCGATACCATCGTTGTTGATGGGAATCGATTGCAGACCGTCAGAATAGCCGCTGAAGACGTCTGTATAACCGCTTTGAGGGCTGACATAAATGCCTCTTGAAGGACCTGCCAAAGCGCCTGTAATCTCACGGTATCCGCCTATCTTTCTGGGGCGCCCACGCTGAAACCTTACCCACTGCCCATCATGGTAAAACAGTGAGTCAAAAAGCGTCCCATCCCGCTGAATTCCAGGCTTGGTTGCTATTTGATAGATTTGCTTGGTCATTAGAACGTACCACCAGATATGCCGCCAGTGAAGTTTCCAGAACCCAATACATTGAGTCCAGAGCTTGTGAAATCGGCCACATCAGTACCCAAAACAGTGATGCTGAAGTCTCCAGTACCCTTGCGATAGATACCTGTTGAGGTCTCTGAGGCAAAGTACAAAGAAGGAGAACCAGCGTTACCGTTCACCAAAGCAAAAGAAATCGAGCCAGCTTGGGTGGTATTCGCGTTGTAGAAGTTTTTTCCATCGCAGATGAGGGTGGCTTGGCCAGAGGCTGGAACAGTGGCTGTAGCGCCCCCAGAAACGCCTGTGGTGACCGTGAATGAATACCCGCTTGCGTTGGTCTGATTGCTGATCACATACAGATTTGCAACAGGCGGGAAAGTCACCGTCACGTTAGAGGTCAGTGTGCCTGAGTACTCTTGAATGGTGTTCGAGGCTTGGCTGGCCGTTAGGGTATAAGAACCACCCGTCACAGTCAAAGTCAGGACCGAGTACACAAAAGTTGAGCTGGTACCGTATCCAACAGTTATGAAGCCTGTTCCAGTGCAGATGATGAAGGCAGAATTCCCTGGCTGGAATGTCTTACTCGTCGCGCCGTCAATCGTGTCGCTACCTGAGCAGTTCACGGTCAAAGTGCCAGTGCCGTTGTTTTTGACCAGAACAAACCAGCTCGAGCCAAGGGTGCCAGCCGCTGTCAAAGTGGCCGTGGTAGTACCGCCGCTCCACACGAATGCTGTGGCTTGATCTGACGCCAAGAATGTATAGGCGGCACTCAAAGCGCTGATTGTGTACGCCTGATTCAGTGTGGCTGAAAGCGCCTCTAAACCGTAACCAGCAAGAGCTGATGCGGCTCCAGCGTAGTTGCCTGAACCAAAAGTTAACATCCCCCATGTTCCGTTTTGGGTGGTGTTGTTGGTCACATAGATATATTCGGCTTGACCAGCGGCCAAAGCAATGATCGTAGTTCCACCGTATCCAACAACAGTAAATTGGGTGCTACCGACGTTGCGGATTAAAGCATCTTGGCCAACAGAAACTTGGGTGGCGTCTGGCATATAAACCAAACCACCAGAGCCTGTGAAGCTGATCTCCATGACCCTTGCGGCTGGGTTGCCAGTGTTGCCGTTAACAGGCCACTGAAGGGTAAGGTTTGAGGTTAACCCAGTATAAGACGCATAGCTAACGTCCGTTGGCTGGATGGTATTACCTGAGAAGGGTGAGGTATAAGTTGTCATGCATCCACCGCAATGGCTTGACGATCAGCGATTCTCAACTTGTCCTCATTGGTGAGGGTTGACATGATCAGATCGTACTGTTGTTGGAAAATCGGTCCTCTGTCGTCATTCTTCAAGAATGGCATAGCTTGTAAGAGCGAGCCAAACAATAAAGCTTGTGGCGCGTATTGGGTGAACCAATTGGTTTGGTTGTTGCTGTCAAGAGGTTGGACTCTTTGATAGTACAAGGTCTCAAAAGCATAGTTTTGATCAGGCGTTGGTGCTACAAGCCAATGATCATAGTCATAGTCAGCATAGTAAAGAGGAGTTCCTGTGCTGGTTTGAACAGGCCAATACTCCTTCAAATACTCGTACTTTCTAAGCAAAACGGGCTGATTGCCCGTTGCTGTTGCTAAGTTAAAGGATACTGTTTTGTGCCATCTGGCTGGCTTGGGGATGATTGCACTACCAGCCACCATGGTTGATTCTTGGACCGTCAAGTTGCCCAAAAACTTAATTTGAGAGGCAATGACTTGTTCCGCCAACATGATGAAGAGCGGAATATTCTCAATTGTCGTTGTATCAGTACGCTCTAAATAGGTCTGAATGTTCAAGACAAGAGAGTCATACGTCATAACACTAGCGTCTGCCATGCCAACTCCCATCAAAAAATATTTTGTTCATTTTAGTCCCTCAGACCCTTCTAATCAAGCATTCAGTATGCGTTCGCATTTGTGCATGACGGCCTCACGCTCTTTTGCTCCAAATTCACCACCATTGATGACTTTAGTTAATGCCAAGTAGTTTTTGGCTTGGGCCAGTTGATTGCATCCATGCGTTTTCCAAAACCAGCCCCCAATTGAGGCCGCATACTTGGGTGTACGGGCCAAATCTGGGTTGTGGACCAAATCAACGCCCAAGGCTTGGCCTGCGTGCCAGAAATTGTCATGGCCAGTCAATTGACAGATTGCCGATCCCCTGAACCGCCATCCGTCCCCAGACTTCTCGTCTCGGTTGCCCATCCTATTGGAATAGATGTGGTTAGCTATCTTCTCTGGCTGGTGAGCATAGACTAAAGCCTCCTGCATGGTTGGAAAGCGCCTTGGCCACAACTTCATCAGCGTTTCAGGCTTATAGTTCAGGTTCTCGCTCAGGTCCTTGAAGTGGTTGGATTCATAGGAAAACTGGCCAATAAAACAAGCCTGCTCCTCCGCAGTATCGATTCCCCAGCGGTCAAAGGTCTCATTGAGAGGGTCCAGCCACTGTGGACCAATGTCCATTTGGTGGAGTTGTTCAGCAGTGATCATTTGACCCCCTCATTAACCGTCTGCATCACTTCGTTGTATTGACTGATGCAGGCGTTGAGTTTGACGATTGCTTTGTCTCCGTCTGAGGCGATGGCGACAATATCTTTAATAGCCTGTCGGTCAAATTCGGCTCCATCGGCTTGATTTCCATTGGGGGCATCTGCACTGGCTTGTACACCACAGGAGGAGGGGAGGCGCAACTCGCCAGCATCAATGCGAGCGTTAATACTAGCCTGCTTGGTCTTAATGTCATTTTTGGCCTGCTTCAGTTGGCTGGTGGCTCTTGCGAGCTTTTGTCCAAGTTCGACTTCTTTTGCGCGCGCTTCGCCATTAAGTCGTTCAATCTCTGCTTTATCTTCGTCAACCCGTCTTTGATAACCGTGATGATCTGAGACATAGTAACCTCCTGCGATAACCAACAACAAACCCACTGCCTTCATGATGAGGGCGTGGGGCTTTAACATAGGGAGAAACCCTACAAGATAACTCAGTACATATGAAATTGCTCCTGCGAGCGTTGCAATGATTGCAATCCAGTAAAACAGGTCGTCAAAGAACCATGACAGCCAACTAAGCATTTCGCACACTCTCTCTTGCGTGAGCCGTTCTCAAACGCTCTTCTTCGCTTTCAAGAGTCGGTGGTCCAGCGGGTGGAGGAGGGGGCGTCCATGAGGGATTTGGGGCCGTCATGATGATTGGTGCAGGCGGTGGAGGTGGAGGTGCCACATAAGCATCTTTGTTAGCCTTAGCCGCATTCATCATGTTGGTGGCTTCGTTGGTCAGGCCCTTGGTCAGAATGCCCCCAATACCGCCCACAATGAGCAAAACGATGTCATTCAACATCTTGGTATAGGCTTGGTCAATCGGTGCCATGGCCTTGATCGGTTGAGACACAAAGGTCACCGAATACAGCAGAGCCATCACAATAAACGCCAGAATCAGGGTCACAACGATGATCACAAAGGATCGGACCCTAATCTCTATCTCATCGGCATTGAGGCGTTCCTTGGGGCTGTTGAGGAATGCTAGTAGGAGTTCCTTCAATTTTTTTCTCCAAAATGGGTGCGACTAAATACTCGGGACAATCTTGATTGAATTCACATCTGGGCTTTTGACAACGCTCTTTTCCAAAGTTGTCAGGGTCTTGGCAATAATACCTATAAGTGTCATTGCAACCTGTAATGAAAAACGGCAAAAATATACATATCAATCTTGATGTGTATAGAAAACTGAATTTTTTAATCATTTGCCTTCAATCCTTGTCAAAGTTTTGTTGACTCTCAGCTCCATCTGCCTCACATCCACATACATCCAAGCAATCAGAGGAATCAACAACAACAAAACAACCAACAGAACAACGATCAGTAGGATGGCGAGTGTGTCATGCTGAGAATCATTAGCCATATCCACATTAGCATCAGCACTGTAATTACTGAAGCCACCATTCTTCCCCTGATTAGATCTGCCTTTTGACGACGTTGCCATTTTGCATTACGCTCCTTCAGCATTTCCTCTCGCTTTGCTAGAGCCTGCACGTTGGCAATATGCCCAATCTGTTGATTTACTCGGGTGTACAAATCCTTCAATTCAAGAGGGACGTGATACACCATGTAATCACTCATTTCCGTATTCAACTTCTCCATCTGCAAATTGGCAATCGTTATGTTGATTGCGGCCTCTTGGCCTTCCTCGTTATTTGCATGGAGAGCAAACTCTTCCTGTTCTTTTGTATAGTTTTTTAGGGCGTTGTACGCTCTATAGAACTTGATGAGAGCATCACTGACCTGTTGGTAAATGAGGTTCTCATCAAACTCTGGAGGAGGCTCTTTCTTCTTCTTAACTTTCTTTGCAGGCTGTGAAACTTCTGGTTGAATCTCTTCTTTCTTACCAAAGACAGCACTTAAAAAACCAAGAAGACCCTTGGCTTTCTTTTGTACTGCCTTTACATCCTTGACGACGCCATCAATCTCTTTGACTGCATCGGTGACAATTTGCCTTCCCTCCTTGTACATCTCGCACGCATCTTTGCACATTTTGAATGCACCAGATGCCAGAGCGACAAGGGTGAATGGATCAATTTCTTACACTCCAAAAAAATGTTTGAAAAAGGTAGCGGCCACGCCTGGCCCCAAAAGAACCATAACCATGACCCCATAAAGCAAATACTCTATTTTGGTCATGCGTTTGTCGCCCTCCTTCAGCATTTGAAAGATATGGTTGTATCTCTCAGTGCAGATGGCCTCGTGAACCGCTAGATCTTTTTCAACATCAGACATTAGTCAAACCCTCTGAGCGTTTTAGCCAATGTTTTGCGCTTGGCCATTTTGGGTGAATCAGTGGATTTGACAGCCAACTTTTTAGCTGGAATCTTCTGTCCTTCAGGGACGTGAAGGGCTTTCCGCAAAGAATTTGGCTTCTTAATCGCCTTCTGTATCCATTGCTCGCTCATGACTTCTCCTCTGGTTGCACCTCTGCTACTGACTCGGCAGGGGCCTCTTCGGTCACAACTGGCGCATCCACAACTGGAGCAGGATCAGAAGAAACAGGGGTATCACTATCAGTAACATTTTCAGTCTCCACAGGTTGTTCTACGGGTGCAGGAGTGGGTGCCACAAATGTAGGCTCAGGTATTGCCTCTCCAATTGGAGCGGGTGGTGCCACAACAGCAGGGGCGGGTTCAGCAAATTTTTGCTCCAAGTGATCGATGAATTTATGGATTTCATCTTGAGCTTCTGTTGAAAACTCTTTGAGATGTTCACGCAATTGTTTGACTAAAGACATGATATTTCCTTATGGATTGGGGGTTTCGGATTCAGCAGGTGCGGATGCAGATGCTTGGGTAGGAACCTCAACGGGTTCAATGTAAACAGTTGATTGACCATGAATACCGTTGATCAAAGCAATCACTTCTTTCGCAGGTTTTTCACCTAGATAGTTGAGAATGTTGTTGACCAGTTCTAAAGGAAGTATGAGTTTATTGCTCATTTGTTTGCTCCAAATATTGAATATCGTTGGGTGTACCGCCCATTGTTTTTAAAACATTGACGATTCTTGTGTTATCTTCAAGCGCCATGATCTCATGTGGTTGCTCGGCTGGGAAATCAATTACTTTCCCACATTCAAATTCAGACTCCCAGTCATGGGAATATGCTTTAATTCGGCCTCTAGCCACAATTGTAATGTGAGCGTTGGTCTCATCGTGATTGTGTTTTGGCAGTATGTCACCCGACTTTTCAAAGTCATAAACTGTGCCATGAAGATCGCCAAATCTTCCGTCAAATGTAGTTGGAATTGGATTAGATGGCATTTGGTGTACTTCCTGATTTTGCATTTCGTGGATTTATAGCAAGTTGTAGTTTTCTTTTATTTTCTGCTAACCCTTGCAATTCTTCAGTAGTAAAGTTATTTACAACCCATTGAGCCGTCCAAACTCCATTTATCTGAATTGGCTGTGCCTCGCTTAAATATTGTGTTGAACCATCAAATGTTGGTGGCTCAGGTTCAAAAACTTCAGCAAATGTTGATGGGCACGGAAAATTTGGGTATGTTTGGTCTTCCCTTATTTCAGGATGCTCTAAACGAATGTTTCCTTCATAAAAAGGATATTGAAGTGTTGCAAGTCTTATGTACTTCATATCGTTACATACCCAGATGTTACAGTTTGTGATGTTAAACTAGCAGTGGAGGCATTACTCAAAGACCCACTAATACTTGAAAACTTATTACTTTGCCCAGTTGAAGCACTACCAACAGATGAGAGACTTATAGCTGAAGATGAATAGTTAAAGGTGTAAGTTCTCCCCGATCCTGTAGCATCATAAGTAACATTACCGCTTGTATTGTGACTTCCATCAGTTGGCACAACGGCAAAAGTTGCGGCTCCATTTGTACCAGCGCCAGTGCCAGCAAATGTTCCAAATGTTATATATAAAGAACTACCATTTATGTTTAAATTAAAAGGTGGTTGAAGAGAATTTCTATTAGCAGTACTACCTTGAAATAAAGTAAACGCTAAATTATTAACCCATTGAACTGTTCCACTAGAATTTACTTTAATAATTAAAGCGCTTGGAGTACCAACGTTACTATTCATTGACCAATATACATTACCACTTCCATCAGTTGCAATAGCGGCACTATTTCCCCAACTGCCGTTGTAGTACATATACATCCAATTCAAAGATAAAGATGATAATGTTAGAGAAATAATAAAATTTCTACCATTTCCGTCAGATGCCGCAACATATAAATTATTTGCATCCGTACACATAGACCAAATATATTGGATTGTTATGGCTCCATATGTTATCAACGTAGCAGTTGAAAATGTACCTGAAGAACTAAATTTATGTATATAAAAACCATGTGGGTCAAAACCATGATTTAACAAAGAAACATAAAAATTGCTTGAACTGTCTGACGTTATAGCCTGACAATTCGAAGCTACATTTTGAGTCCCTAGACTTTGAAGTGTTGAAACAAGTGTTCCGCTTGAATTAAATATCCAAAATATAGCAGAATCATAAACATTACAAACACAACAACCTGCTGGTGTAAAATAATATAATAATCCTGTTATTCCAGAATTACCATTAGATGCTATATTGTTTGAAAATATAGCTCCTTGAGAATAAGGACTTGGCAAACTAAAATATTTATTTATTGACCCCGTACTTGATAGAGTCCATGTATTTATATATCTTCCTGGATCAGCAATGCTTGTTGTTAATATTGTTGACCCAGATAAAGACAAGCCAGACCAACTCCCACCGCCAGAAAAATATTGTCCAATACCACTTACTTGGCCACGACCATAATAACTTGTCAATGTACCTGATGTGTTTATAACGGAAATATATTGTTGATGGTATCCACCTGATGAACTTGCATTCACTGTCCCAATATATAAATTCCCAGATGAATCAAGAGCAGAGCCCATTAAATTAAAATCACCATTTTGACTAATAATTATAGTTCCACCAATAAAATATGTTGCATTACTTTTACCGTAAAAATTGGTAGGCATTGTTATAGCGCCACTTGCTACGCCAGCCAATGTTCTGACGTTTGTATCATTCAAACTGATTTGAGTTGTACCACCGCCTCCAAGCTCAACTTCAATTGATACGCCTGCAGTTGTTCCAGCTAAACTAATAGGCCCTGAAGAATTAAGCGTCATGTGTTTCTCTCTTCCATTCAAGCATTTCAGCAACTACATCATTCATTGCTTTTGACAATAATTCATAAAATTCTTCTGATTCAAAAACAGAATCAGGTACTTTGTGTGGATTACGCACAATTGTGTGTTTAAAAGATACCCCATTTTCAGAAATTACAATGGAGTCTCTATAAATATAAACAAATGTATCTTTTAAATCACCACGATTAAATTGAAATCCTAATGCAGTTTGATCCTCAGAATACCATTTTAAATATTCGTCTTTATCATCAGCCATAAAGATAATTTTATCCATGCCGTGATATGGGAAATTCATCGACTCTAATTCTGATGTTGAATCTTGTATCATGGTGTTCCGTAGGCTGTTACGTTTGCAATGGTCGTCATGTTACCACTGCTGTCAATACTAAATAGCGTTGTGCCGCCGTATTGGATGATAAGTTTACCGCCAGATTGTTGAACTGTGAAGTTAGCAGTTGTCAGGCTTGTAACTGAACCTCCAAGAGTAATGTTACCCGTTGAAGTGACTGTACCCGTCAAAGTCAATCCATTGGCTGAACCTGTACCATTGACTTGAGTAACTCCGCTTGTTCCTGTGGCCGTCAATACTCCACCAGTAAAACTCAATCCTGTGCTGACAGTAACATTACTAAATCCGCCAGAACCGTTTCCATAAAGAATCGATGATCCAGTAGTTGCCGAGGTTGCGTTGCTGGCAATTTTAGCTATAGACGTTCCATTGTTATAAAACAAAATACCATCAGCAATATTGATGGCCAATTCACCTACTTGCAAATTACCCGTTGTTGGCACATGGCCAGCAGTCGTCGAGTAGTAATGCTGTATTGGCGTAAAACCTGACTGAGACATTATTTATTCTCCAATGCTTCGATGCGTTTCGCCAATTGATCTATGGCTCCAAAAGACAAGGTGCCGAGTTTCTCATAGTCAACAGCCAAAGAACCGTCTGGTCTTGTTCTGACAGCTCTTGAGAATACTCTCTCAACCATTTGAGCAATCACTCCAAAGTCGGATTTTCTTACAAAATAACCGTCTTCGCCACCGTGTTCTCTAATATATTCATCTTTCCAATCGTACAGTTTTGAACCGATTGCACGAACAATCGACAAAGGATCAGGCACATCTAAGATGTTTTCTTTAAATTTGATGTCAGAAGAGTAGTAAGCCGTGACGTTGTTGGTCGCTCTGATTTCACCTGTAGTTCCAGAGGCGGCAGTTCCAACTCCAAATGATCCAAATTGGACGCTCGATGCGGTTCCAATAGACTGTGGAGTGGACAAGGTAACTGATCCAGTGGATGCCGAGACTGAGATTTGATTTGATGTCCCCATTAAAGCGGTAACACCACCATTTGTCACGGTGACGCCACCAGTTGAACCGCTTACACTTATACCAGTTCCAGCCGACAGAGATGTGACGCCAGAGTTTGTAATTGTCACAGCTCCAGTAGCACCGCTCACTGAAATACCTGTACCAGCCACATTGGATGTCACGCCAGTGTTATTGATGGTCAGCGAACCTGCACCAACAGTTGTGCTGATACCAGTTCCTGAGCTGACGCTGGCCACTGTATAGTTGGTTCCATTGCCAATCAACAATTGACCATTTGTAGGCGTTGTGGTCACTCCAGTACCACCGTTGGCCACACTCAAAGTACCAGCCAAGGTAACTGCGCCAGAAGTAGCTGTAGATGGTGTCAAACCAGTAGTACCAGCGCTAAATGTAGAAACACCGCTTGAGCTTGCTGACTGCCATGAGGCTGTTGTACCGTTGGAGGTCAATACATATCCGCTGGTACCAATTGCAAGCCTTGTGGCGCTGTTTGTGCCGTTTCCAATGATCAAATCACCCGTCGATGTGATGGGAGACAAAGCATTGAATGCAGTTGATGCGGTTGTTTGGCCAGTACCACCATTGGCAATTGGCAAAGTGCCAGTCACTCCAGTTGTCAATGAGACGTTGGTGATTGTGTTGTTTGAACCATTGATGGTTTTATTGGTCAGCGTTTCGCTACCAGCCAATGTGGCCAAAGTACCTGTTGTAGGCAATGTCAGCGATGTATTGGCGGTTGCAGTAAATGTCTGTGTATAAGTGCCTGCGTGGGTGACACTTCCTGCCATGGTCAGCGTGCTGGTACCATTATTGACGCCAGTACCACCATTTGCACTGGGCAAAACTCCTGTGGCCTGATTAACAGGCACATTCGTAGCATTGGTCAACACAATTGCGCTTGGAGTTCCCAAAGCAGGAGTCACCAATGTTGGGCTGGTGGCCAAAACAATGCCTCCAGTACCCGTTACGGCTTGTCCAAGCGCCGTCTGAACGCCTGTTCCGAATGCTGTCAGGCCAGTACCACCAGCAGTAATTGGAAGCGTTCCAGTGGTCAATGCTGACGTTGATGTAGCATAAAGCGCACCGCCAGAAGTAAAGCTGGACAATCCAGTTCCACCGTATGTGGTGCCAACAATGCCAGAAGTGATCTGAGTGCCTGCAATTGCAATTGTCACGTTGGAGGCCGCAGTCAATTGACCTTGAGCATTTACTGTGAATGATCCAACAGCAGACGCTGTGCCGTAGCTATTTGCAGAAACAGCAGTATTTGAAATGCTGAATTGGGTACCAGTTAAGGTCAGTCCTGTGCCTGCGGAATAGGCTCCTGGTCCAGCAATCTGGGCAAAAACCAAAGGAGTTGTACCAATTGTGATTGGTGCATCAGTTGTTTGGACCCATTGAGTGGACGCATTAACGGTACCGCTAATGATGAACATGGTGTCGCCTGGGGCGACTTCGTTTGTTCCAGTACCAGTTTGGTCATAGTCAGTTGCGCGAGTCAACACCCAGCCAACAGAGCCTGAACCAACGCTTGTAACCGTGTAAATACCGTTATATTGGCCAGAAGTCTCATTTTTAACCAAAATCCTTTGTCCAACAGTTGGATTTGCACCATCAATTGCTAATGTAGCAAATGGGCTGGTCTTGGTAATTGTTGCGCCAACTCCTGAACTACCGTTGTTGTAGGTCACAGTTCCCAAGTCAGCGGTCGTCGCATATTCACAAGCCGCATGGTAGTTCACGTTAGAAACTGCGGCGTCAACGTACTGCTTTGTGGCCAGTTGGAGAGCTGTAGTTGGGTCTTGTGTCACTGCAACTGATGTCAATCCAGCCACTGTTGATGCTGTTGCACCAAGTGATACAGCAGTTGTACCAAGTGTGATTGAGCTGTTGGTCAACGAACTGTTGCCAATATTGGTCAAAGTATTGGTTGAACCGCTGATTGACTTGTTTGTCAATGTATCGGTTGTTGCTCTACCAACCAAAGTGTCAGTGCTTGTAGGAAGAGTCAGTGTTCCGCCATTTGTAATGGTAGATATAACTGGCGATGTCAGTGTCTTATTGGACAGCGTTTGTGTGCCAGTCAAAGTGACCACAGAGCTGTCAATTGCAATCGTCACAGGAGTTGAGCCGTTATAGCTTGATCCTGTCAACCCTGTACCAATTGTCAATGCATTTGTTGCTGTTGCAGTAACTGTTGCGGATGCACCCAAACTCACAACGGTGCCATTGATGGTCACTGAGCTATTAGTCAATCCTGCATTCGGAATGGTTGAAACAGCGGTAAATGCGCTTGAACCGTTTCCAACCAAATATCCAGTAAGAGTTGTGGCTCCAGTTCCACCATTGCCAACATTCAAAGTACCGCTCAGAACCACGTTTCCACTTGTTGGAGTTGTGGGGCTGAGTCCAGTTGTTCCTCCGCTAAATGAAGAGACGCCACCAGAAACTGAGAATGTTCTCCAAGTACCGCTTGAATAACCTTCAAAAGCAGAATTGTCCGTATTGAAACGGAACATACCATTTGATGCTACGCCTTGCTGTGCAGTGGTTCCAGATGGCACAGTAACCGCTTGGGTTCCAGGCAATACTGGATTATTAGCAATTGAAAGAACTGGCGTCGTTGTTGAGTTAACAACATTGATTTGGCCCGATGTACCAGCTACAGAAGTAACTGTACCGTCACCAACACCCAAATTGGCCCAAGAGCTGTTTTGGTAGCCCTCAAAGCGTGATGTAGTGGTGTTATAGCGAATGACACCATTCGTG